CCATAAATCCATAGCCTGCTGCAGTCGACGCATTAATGCGGTCGATGAAAGCATCTCCCTCTACACCATTAATGGCGGAGTCCATTGATAACGGACTTAAGCCGTCAATGCCTCTATCTCGAAGACCTGAGGTAATGTGAGAGGTTAGTCTCTCTATGACGATCTTCATCACATCCTTGTCTAGACTGGGAGCCTGGACATTCATCTTCACCAACCCCACATTATACGGGGAAAGGTAGACAGGATGAGCACGAGGTTGCATGAGTGGCATGCCATATTCGGCAAAACAGGACCACCCCTTAACATCATATAAGAGGGCTTTCACTCCGTCATGCAACATAGATTGGCGAAGACTGGATTTCTTTCTAATACACACGTTCGTCGCCAGCGAACCGTAGTATTCTAAAGCTTCCGTGTCCTCGTAGAGGAATGGGGACTTGGGATGAGGAGATCTCAAGGATTGAGAACACACACCCATACTACACATCTCAACATACGGTGAGGTATCCACAAGGCTTTTAACGGCCTTGAGTATATCACTCCTAACAATTACGGATGCATAGGCGTCATGTGTCTTTTTGGCACCACCGGTGTGAATTCCAACACATGCCGTTCCCTTGTCTCCAACATTGACTAGGATAGGCAAACCACACACACCAGGACGATGATCAGGCAGCTCATAATGTAAATATTGCTTCAGCACAACAGTACCCACATTTTCATCCTCGATATTCAAAGTATTCAGCACAACTTTGACACGAGTATTGTAACCTGCTACACGACCATTGGTTTCTACAGGAAGAACACCGTCTACGAAATGTTTTGTGATATCACGGAAAGTCTTACCAACTAACCGTATCACAACAATATCATCGCCAGTAAAACGGAGATCTGTCTTGCAAAACTTGCTCACTTTGGATCCATCTGTGGCGTATTCAGAATCATTCAAGTAAAGAGTTCCTTCAGTATAACCAGCCAACGCATGCACATTCATAATCGCGCAGTCACTTTTAACACCCAGAAGGTGAGTCCTAATGTGTTTACAACCTACTTTAACTATGGCAAAATACGAGTTAGCCATGACCATCCGGTATAGCTCGTCCGGATGAGTCTTATGAGCGGCAACAGCGAAAGATTGATTAACTTTCAGCCACTTCATATCTCCTTTCTTCTTAACTCGTCTTCGCGACTCCATGATATCAAGTTTTTCCTCAAAGTTCTCGATAGATTCAACGATAGGTCGTCTCCTCTTATTTACGAGTTTATTAAGGATCGCTAAGACACCAAGAGCAACTCCAATAGCTGCAATCTGCTTACCATATCTCTTAGCCGTGAGAAAAGGATTCACGACTATACTAGGCATAATGGCACACTTAATACCGATAAGGGCTTC